TGCTGCAGGGTGAGCCCACTGAGGCGTTCGAGTGGTTCAAGGTGGATCGGGCAATTGGCAACGTACGCAATCAGGGTCGTGAGTTGATCCAGCCCATGGAGGGCGAACCAGAGGGGGACAGTTTGTTTTAGGTAGAAGCCAGAGACTTGAGTCGAGATTCGAGTGCTGTTTCAAAAATGATATAGAGGCGTTCTGCATCACCTGCGCGCAAGGCTCCTACCGTCTCCATGCCCAAGACATAGCCCTCGGCACGGGCGCCGGCCTTCACGGCAACGATCATTGACTCAGCGCGTTCGATCTGTGCAAGGAGGCGATCAGCTTCACGCCGCGGCCTAGGGCCGAGTACGACATCTTCCACTCACCGCCTCCCCTTTATCTGCACTACGACATCCAATACATCACCGAAACCACGACGACTACCCACACCAAGGTGAGCAGGAACGAGAATCCGGCAAGTTGCTTATCCATGGCCGATGCCTCATCCCCCTGTCGAAGAATCATGGGGCAACCTGACACCGGTGACAAGAATAGCGGCATGCCATCACTGAGCAAGCTGTTAACGCTCATCCCGAGCCGACGCTAAACATCTAATGACAACGGCCGATAGCACTGGAAACGCCTCATATTCGAGGCTTATCCCGATTGACAGCTACAAAGGCAAAGCTGATGAACAACATTTACCTTCTCATTGAGCATGGCCAGGACCAAGGCGAAGTGTACGTCCTCGGATGGTTCGACAACGAAAAGACAGCAAAAGATGTGGCCGAGGAAAAGGAGTGGGAGGAGTATCGCGCCAGCATGAAAGCCGAGCACTCGTGGTCAAATCACAAGCCGTTGTCGCCAGATCAAACAAAATACCGTCGTTTTTGGATCAAAGAGATTTCTAAGTTTGATCGCGTGCCAGTGCCTAGGTCTTCGGCTGTTCATTGAGCCTCTGCTGGAACTTCAAAGCAGGATGCCAGTTTAGCGGGGAGTGCTGATCTCCCGCACATAGGCCTGGCACGCAGCCAGCGCGATCAGTCCCCGATCGCCTTCATCGGTGATCGCGATAATTCGTTGAGCATGCGCTGGGTCAAGTTCGGTTCGGACGACTCCATGAACCACGCCGCCGGCGCCGGCGGTGGCAGGCATTGAACAGCCACCGGCTGAACCCTGGGCGAGAACGACTGACAACCGCAGATCAGAAGTAGCAAGGCGATCGCGCAGACGAGCCTGGTCTTTTTGGGCATTGGTTAAAGTCTCGTGGTGGGATTGGTCGCTGGCCGACAGGCGATGCTCGAGCACCAGGCGTTTGTCCTGCTCGGTTTTTTGTGCCGCAGCGCCCACCATGGCCAGTTGATTGAGGGTGTCGGTGTGTAGTCGCGATTGCTCGGCCAGTTGCGCGCCGTACCGCCAGCCCTGAATCTGCCAAGCAGAGATGGCGCCCAGCAGAACAAGCGCCAGCGCGCCGACCACCCTCAACGCTACCGGGCTCATGGCACATCCTTGAAAAACACATGACCGCCCAACTTCAGCGTCTGCTTCGCCTTCGTGGCCCAGGCCGGCGGCGTCTTCATGGCGGTCGCGTAATAGTGCGTGGCGCCGCCAGTAGGATCTGGCACCCGTCCATCGATCACCTGGTCAGCAGCAACGCGCGCTTGGGCCAGTTCGCGGAACGGGATCTGCTTCACGCCGATCAGGAACTGATAGTTGGGGTCGGTCTTGTTCCAGCAGCTGAACTGGTACGGCCTTTGGCACACGCCGGCATAGCCCTCGCCCCACCACGACCTATCATTGCCGTCATTCACCCGGTTACGGACGCTCCACGCTACGGCGATCTGTCCCGCCAAGCTTTCGCCGCGCGCCTCGCCCCAGAGCGTTCGGGCGAGAATGTCTCGGTCTTTTTCGGTAACTGACATCACTTTTCTCCAGGCAAAAAAATACCCGCTCGATGGCGGGAAAGGTTTGTGGTGCTGGTACGATGCTCGGCGCCCAAGCATGGCGAATTAATCGAACGGATTGCTGACCAACAATGACCGCCTTATTTGAAACGCCGATTCCGGCCAAAGACAACCAACTCAGTCATCCAAAATACCGTCCTGATATTGATGGATTACGCGCAATCGCAGTTCTGTCCGTAGTTGCGTTCCACGCCTTTCCATCCCTGATTCAAGGTGGTTTTGTTGGCGTTGACGTATTCTTCGTGATCTCCGGCTTCCTCATTTCCAGTATCATTTTCGGAAGCCTTGAGAAAAAAAGTTTCAGTTTCGTAGACTTTTACACCCGTCGAGTGAATCGAATTTTCCCTGCGCTCTTGCTTGTGTTAGCGGCGACATGGGGTTTCGGCTGGTTCAGTTTGCTCGCGGATGAATACATGCAGTTGGGCAAGCACATAGCCGGCGGAGCGGCGTTTGTATCGAACTTTGTGCTATTAGGAGAAGCTGGCTACTTCGATAACAGTGCCGAGACAAAACTACTTTTGCATTTGTGGTCGCTCGGCATCGAGGAACAGTTCTATTTGGTCTGGCCGCTTATGGTCTGGGCAGCATGGAAAGCACGGATTAACGCGCTGATCCTGATCGTCCTTGTTGGCGGCATATCTTTCGCGCTGAACATTTTCAATGTGCACTCCGATGCCGTTGGAACCTTCTACTCTCCGCAAACACGCTTTTGGGAGTTGTTGGTAGGCTCGCTGCTGGCGTACGTGACTCTGCACAGCAACCTGCAGGTCTGGAGAGAAGCAAGCGGGCCGATGGTTCGAAACATCCAGTCGCTGACCGGAATGGCACTTCTGGTCGCCGCGTTCGCCTTGACCACGAAGATGAATCAGTTTCCGGGATGGTGGGCTCTACTGCCTACCGTTGGAGCGGCCTTGATAATCTCTGCCGGTCCTTTCGCCTGGTTCAATAAGGCTGTACTTTCCAGCCGCCTACTCGTCTGGTTTGGTCTCATCAGCTTTCCGCTGTATCTTTGGCATTGGCCCATCTTAACTTTCGCAAAATTAGTGACAGGTAAAACTCCTTCAATTCCCGTGACCATTTCTCTGGTCATTGCCAGTATTATTCTCGCCTGGGCCACTTATTCAATCATTGAAAAGCCGCTACGAAAAATTAACACGAGACAGAAGCAAATAACACTAGTTGGACTAATGGTCGCAATTAGCGGAATTGGGTTTACCACCTATAAAACTAATGGATTTCCAACAAGATTTCCAACGGAAATTCAAGAGCTTGCAAACTTCAAATACGACGCTGCTGATGGTGCTCGCATTGGGAAATGCTGGCTTGACGCATCTGCGCCTTATAATGGATTTGAGCCCGAGTGTTTGGCTCCTTCCAAAATAGAATCGTCAAATAGAATTCTGATATGGGGCGACTCGCATGCTGGGAGATTTTATGCCGGGCTCAATGCGATAGCTCCTCAAAAAAACACTATCCTGCAAGCGACTCGTGACTCCTGCCCGCCCATCATTGATTACGGATACGAAGTTTGCACAAAGAGCAATCTATACGTTCTTAACCAAATAGAAAACTTAAAACCAGATATCGTAATCTTGTTCGGCGCATGGGGTAGGTATGGTATCGACTGGGACGAAAATTCTGAAAAACAGGCCAAACTTCTCCGCACGATAAATCAACTTAAGAGTCTTGGAGTACAGAGGATTATCGTCTTTGGACCATCGCCGGAGTGGACAGATAAACTGCCAAACCTTGCTTACAGATTTTGGCGGCAAGACTTCCCTCTCCATAGAATACCAAAGAAGTTGTCAACTGGCCTCAACCCAGAGACGCTGGTTGTCGAAAGAGCTTTTGAACGCTTCGTGCCAGCCATGGGAGCAAAATTCTTCTCGGTCAATCGCGCCCTTTGTGACGATGCTGGATGCCTCGTAACAATATCAGACGACAAACTGAAACTGACCAGCTGGGACTATGGGCATCTTACAACCGATGGAGCAGTTATAGTCGCAAGAAAAATGCTCGATGAAGGGTTCCTACAATAGAGGAAACCTTCTACGTAGTTTCGATTATTGAGCCCCCACCTCTTCAAGCGGAACTGGCGGGGAAGGCCATTGGGTAGACGCAGGCCAACCTGGTCTGCCCTCGGCCTTTCCTAAGTCAGAACGATACTTTTTCCAACCCATAAGTAGTATCAGGTCCTCCCCTGTTGCCTCGTCTATATCCACAGCATCCTGCAATGGATTGATTTTAAGTGTGGCGTATGCAACTAGACGATCTCGCTCGGCTCGGGCAGACGCCAACACCTGCTCGAGTGTCGGCTTAGGATTCAGGAGCTCCAAATAACGCTCATCATCATCCTTAATCTGAACCACACCGGGCCATACGTCCGGATCCTGAGGCGCCCAGAATACTGCCTTTATACTAGTTTGATCTGCGCTTTCAAACTGAACATAAATAGTGTTCGCCATCAGATTTCATACCCATAAGAGTTGTAGGTAATTGAGCCATTACCATTTGCAGCCAAGAAAATAGATTGCGGGGTGAGTATTGGAGTTACGGCGTACTGACCACCAAACACCCCGACCCCTGCGACCCCAGCGTATCCTGCTAATGAACTGTACCCGGGAGAACCAATCGCTGCTATGGGTGTTATAGATGCTGATAAGTTAATGGCAGAAGTCGGACTCATTGCCATATTAGGGGTAAATTTCCTGGCATTAATTGGTACTGCCGCTGCAATAGAAACAGGTGTAAAAGTGCTGAGTGAAG